GAGGCACGGGCCTCTGCCGCCCTAACCGGGGTGCAGCCCCGGTGGTCCCCCCGGGCCCCACTGGCCTCCGTCCGGGGGTGGGCGCTGGTGTAAATGCAGGGGGCGGCGCCCGCGGCGCTGATCGTGCGCAGGACCGGGGTGCCGGCTGTGGCGGCGCCGGAGCTGGCGAAGATGTCGACCTCATACGCCTCAGCGTCTTCCCCGAGCGGTGCGTAGATGGGCAGCGATCCGACCAGGCGCGTGGAAAGGCGAGTGCGCCGCAGCCAGGTGATGATGTGGTCGGCGGCCTCTCGGTCGACGCGCGCATTCACCGGGCTGAAGGGCTTGAGGGTGATGCCGCCTGGCGTGATCGTTTTGGCGGTGACTGCGCTGAGCAACTGACCCGCACTGACGCCCTTGTAGTACCTTGGGCTGCCAAGATCACTTGCGTTGAGCGTGACGAAGCGCACGCCATCCCCGGCCGGCGTCAGCTCGACGAAGCGCTCGGCCGCCACGTGGCCGGTGCTGGCCCAGTCGGTGCCACGGCGGCCACGCAGCAGGCCGGTCAGCGTGTAGACGCCAGGGCTGACCAGCGTGGCGTTCAGCGCGAAAATGATCTCGCTGCCCACCAGGTAGCCAGGCGCACCGCCGGCCAGCACCACGTCGCGGCTGTAGCTGCTCAGCTGCTGGATGGCACCGACGTTGACGGTCACCGAGTTGAGGTCGTCGAAGATATTGCCACCGGTCCAGTCGCCGAGGGTGGTGGTGCAGGTGCCGATGGCGGCCTGGTCCGTGATGGTGGTGTTGAGGGCGTAGGTGGTGCCGTCAACGCTTTCGTACAGGGCGGCCAGCGACCACAGTTCGTTCGCGCCAGTGACCGCCACGTAGAAGCCGCTGAGGTTTTCCGAGTCGCTCAGCATGGGGATGTCGAGCAGCTCCAGCGTGGTCGCCGGCAGATCCGCTACCGTGCTCTGGCCGGCGATGCCCGTGCTGGTGATACCGGCCTGGGTGAGCACGGTGGCGTCGTCAATGACGCCCTCGAAGGTCAGCACGCCATCGGCCTCGGTGCGCTTTACCAGGCGCAGACGATACTGCGAGCCATTGTCCGACGTGGCGGTGACCACGTCGGTGGGCTCCAGCGCGGTGTAGGCCAGCCCGAGCGAGATGGTGGTGCGCAGGCGCCAGGCCTGGTCGGCCAGCATCTTGTCGACGATCTGCTTGGCCTCGCTGGCGGTGAAGCCCATAGGCACCTGCACAGCGCTGGTGCTTTCCTGGCCAGACAGCAGGCGGTCTGAGTACTGCGTGTCGGTCTGGTAGTCGGCGTCGACGTTGTTGTACGTCAGGGCCACCTGTGCGGGCACCTCCAGCTCGGAGGCCTGGGTCAGGGGCAGCGGGTCGGGTAGCTCGGAGCCGGATGCCACCACGCCCAGGTCTTCATACGGCAGGCTGGCGACGCTGGATCCGCCACGGGCACGAAAGTACAGCTTGTCGGACAAGACGATGTCGAAGAAGTACACCGAGGCCATCATGTCCAGCACCGTGCGGATCGAGCCGACCTGGCTGACCACGAGGGCGCGCACCGGCAGAGTGATGCTGGCCAGGCTGGAGACATCGAACTGGCCGCCGGTGAGGCCTGCCCGAAAACACAATTCAGTGATCGAGTCTTGGAGCGTCATGATAGTGTCAAGGGTTTGACGGTCATGTTTCCTGTGCCAGTGTCGCGATAGACTACTGCCCCAGCCGATGAAGACATGAGCACAGGGACGGCGTAGGTTCCTGCCGCAATCGCGTTCTCCGATCCGGCGGAGCCAGCGCCGACGACACGTGCCTTGATAGCACCGGCAATTGAGTATGTGGCGATTGCAAATCCGCTGCTTAGCTTTGCCAGCGACCCTCCAGAATCACCAGCGGTTGAACCGAGATTTTGCTCAGTGCCAATGGTGATGCTAGAGCCGGAGACTGAGATGACGGCGATGCGTGGGATGCTGGTCGTGCGTTGCCTTGCTATGTAAAGAACGGATGAGCTCGACAGAGCAACGGCACGCCTCAATGTCGGAGCCGGGTTGTACTCGAAGTCATGTGCCAGAGGGTTGGTGGCATCAGCGACCGTTCCTGTCAAGGTTGTCCCGCTGACGGTCAGGACAATGCCGCGCAGTGGTGAAGGGTTCGACGTGCCATTGAAGAAAAGGAACAGGACTTGCGTCGAGTTGAGCTTGACAAAAGCGACGCCCTGAACATTGGCAAGCCCGGCGATGTCGACAAACTCTGCGCCGACCGTTATGTTGTCGCTCCCGTCTATGGACAGAACAGCAAATCGAGTCCCGCCAGCGCCGTAATAAACAACAGCAGTCGTCGCGGAAAGCGCCTGCACAATGGCCGGATAGACGCCGTTCTTGGCGGTGATCTGAGTGGCACTGGTCGAGGCCAGGCCGGTCGTGTTGGTCACCACCACAGCGTTGAGAGGGGACGCACCGCCCGACATCACCCAGCAGCAGATGCTCTTCGTGTCCGATAGTCTATCTACCGTGTTCCACCAGTTAGATGCCGTCGCATCCATGATGGCATCGGACCCGAGGGATGCCACGCCGCTGACAACCTGGCCGAGTGTTCGGTATGACCAGTTCGGTGCGGTGCTACCTTGCCGCATAGCGATGAACTTCGTCGCGCTGAACCCGACAGCATCGATGTAGTTCGCTGGCGCGCCTCCCCCAACTGCTGCCCCAACCGCCATCACTGGGGCTGTGTCGCCAATCTCGAACGTGAGGTTTGGAATCTGGCCGGCACTCCCGAGCTGAAGCCCTTGAATGAACACCGAGCCGCGACCACGGTAGGCCGGCGCGTTCGCGGTGCCGACAGCCGCTTCGTATGTCGGGTCTGGGAGCTGAGAGGCGGAGCCGGTGTAGATGCGGATGGCCGTCCATGCGGCTGTGGTGTCGCTGGCGGCAATGGTGCCGGCATCCGCAGCTGGTGACTTATTCCAGATCAGCTTGCCATTGCTCCAGATTCGCGTGATGCCTGGTATGACGTTGTCCGTCAGCAGAATGAGCAGGTCGACCTCGTAGGTGTAGGTGGTGACCTTTTGCTTGCCGCCACCGCCCTTGCCGCCCTGGCGGGTGGTGGTGGCGATCTCGCGCTTGGTGCTGGCGTAGATGATCTGGCCCGCCAGCCGCGGTGAGCCTTGCACATACGGGATGGGGGTGCCGTAGGCGCTGGAGCTGACCGTCAAGTCCGACAGGCGCGGGCCCTGCACCTTTTGTGCCGGAGCGAATGCCGAGCCCACCAGTGACCCGACGATCCAGCCCGCCTGCGCACCGGTGATGCCGGCGGCAATGACCCCTGGCACCAGGTACCCGCCGAGCGCGGCGCCGGCTGCGGCGATGACGAGTTGTGCCATGCCTACGCCTCGATTCCGGGCAGTGCAAACGCCTGCACAAACTGCATGGACCGGCTGAACATCAGGCGGGTCTCGATCACGCGGCCGGGTTGTGCCGCCGCGTGGATGATGGACAAGCCGCCGTGCTGGTAGTCACCCAGGATCCCCAGGTGCTGCGGGTCGGCGTCGAACCGGACCACCACCACGTCGCCAGGGCGCATCTGTTCGTCCACCTGCAGGCCGCGCATATGCAGGTGCACCAGGTGCATCAGGCTGGTGCCGTCGGGCGTGCGCGGGTAGGCCTGCACATCAAAGTCGGGCGGCACCAGGCCGAGGGTGCGGGCGACGCCGATGACCAGGCCCACGCAATCCACGCCGACGCCCTGCAGGCGGCCTTGGTGATGGAAGGGCGTGCCCAGCCAGGTGCGGGCAGTGGCGACCACGTTGCTGCGGGTGGGTGCGGTCATTTCGGTGGCTTAGTGACAGCGTCTGTGCCGGGCAGGTGCGGCTCGCCTTGGAAGTTGAGGACGTTGGCGAACTTGGCAATGCAGTCTTCCGCCATGCGCTTGCGGCACCCGGCCACGATGCTGAAGGTGTGGCCGACCGCCACGTCCTGGAACATGGCCAGGCTGAGCGTGAGCACGCCGCCGGTGGCGTGCGTCTTGACCTTCTGCGACAGGTTGATGTTGGGGCCGCTCGTCCAGGTGAGGATGCCCTCGCCAAAGTAGTCGGCGGCCTGGGTGAGTGCCGTGGCCGTGAAGATCTGGCTGCTGGCGAGGCTGGTGACCGTGGCGGCAAAGGTCAGCGGCCCGAGGGCCTTGGTGCACAGGGCGTCGCCCAGCCGGGCGCGGCATGTCTCGCTGCTGACGGAGCCGATGGGCTGCTGCAGGAACTGCTGCAGCCCGCGCAGCTCGACCACCAGGCTGTTGCGCAGGTAGCGCACGTCGCCAAGGATGCCGGTCAGGATGGGCTCGACGCCATCGACCGGGCTGGCCCAGTTGTACCGGCTGAGGGCAAAGGCCGCGTTGCGCCACAGGCCACCCAGGACATCGGCGCGTGTGAACACGGTGCCATCGTCAAGAGTGGTCAGCTCCAGGTTGTCGACCGCGCCGCCGGCCTCCAGTGCGATGCTGGACACATCGAGGCCGGGCGCCGAGCGGTAGGTGGTGCCGTCGATCACCACATCCTCGCCCGGCTTCCAGTTGACCGGTGTCGCCACCTGCTCCCTCGCCCGAGCTGGTGAACGCAAAGATCTGCGAGTCCGGCGCGGCACGGGTGACCTTGAGCAGGAACGCCAGCGTGGTCGTGCCCAGGGCCAAGTGTGTGGCCAGGGCGATGGGGATGGTTTTCACTCGCGCACCTCCGCTAGCACGACGTTCGGGCCGATGACGAAGCGGCTGTCTTCGTCGCCAGACGCGGCCAGGTTCCAGTCGATCTGGTCACTGGCAAAGTGCACCGGCACGTACAGGCGGCCCGACCAGGTCAGCGTTTCGGTGATCTGCGGGTATTTGTAGGCGGTACCGCCCGTGCCGGCCAGGCCGGTGGTGATCGTGCTGACGGTCAGGCTGCTGGCGCCCTTGGCAGTGATCGCGTGGCTCAGGCCATTGAGCGCTGCAGCTGCTGTACCCGTGACCCCGGACACATACACCCGCTGGCCGACCGCCAGGGCCGCCACAATGGGCGTGCCGCTGGAGACGTTCAGCACGGTGGTGGCGCCTGCCGTGATGCTGGTCAGCGCCTGCGAGGTATCGGCCACAAAGGTGACGGTGCCCGTCGTCAGGTCGATGGCCGCATTGCCGGCGCCGGCACCCAGCGTAACGGGTGAGCCGCCCCGCAACAGGGCTGGTGTGGGTTGCGGGCGGGTGATGGCCCGATCCTTCGTGCGGGTGGTACCCGCGGCGGCATAGCGCTTGTACAGCTTGTGCGTGGGCACCCCATAGCCCAGGCCGATCGTGCCGACCAGGGCCGTGGTGTAGGGGTACAGCACGCCCTCCGCAAGGCCGACCGAGATGTCCTTCGGATCCTGCAGCAACATACCGTAGGCGCCAGCTTCGGTGACCTCGAACAGACCCTCGAAGGTCTGCCACAGCGCCACCGGCATGGGCACGCTACCCCACTCGTACTGGCGCAGGGTGCGGGCCCAGTCGATGTTGATCTGCTGCCGGCCGCTTTGGGACTGCACACGCGTGTTGCGGCGCATGAGTTTGCCAGCCACACCGGCGGCGATCAGGCTGTTGGGGACGATTACGTCCGCCAGGACGATGATGCCGGCCATTACATATTCCTCGCGCCGGCTTCGAGCGCGCGGCGGGCATCGGCCGCAGCCTGGGTAGAGGTCTGCCGCGAGGTGCCGGCGGCGAATGACTGGTTGACAGTGATGTTCACCGTCTTGCTGCTCAGGCCGGTACCGGGCGAGACCTGGCCGCCCTGACTTCCCATCATCAGGTACTGGCGGCCGGCCACCTGCAGCAGCTCGCCGGGGCCGCGCTCGTTGACCTGGTACAGCCCGCCGGCAGACACCGGCCCGCCGATCGCGCGCATGCTGCCGCCGGTGACGATCTTGGCAAACGGGTTGGCCATGCCGCTGCCGAAGCCGCCACCACCGAACAGGCTGCTGGCCAGCGTGCCCAGCAGGCCGCCAAAGCCACCGCCACTCGACATGCCGCCACTGATGCTCTCGCTGAGCGGCGTCAGGATCTGCTGTTTGATGATGATGCGGGTGATGTCGGCAATGATCGAATTGGCCAGGCCGGTGAAGCTGAGCTTGCCGGTGGTCACGAAGTTGACGAGCGCGTCCTCCATGCCCTGGAACGCGTTGGTGAACAGCGCCTCCACCTGGGTGGAGATGTTGAGCGAGTCGGTAGCGTAGTTGGTGAGGGCCT